TTTCAGTAGTTTTTGATGCTAAAGATATATGAGATATTTCATGTACTGCACCAGAATTTGATGCGTCTGTTGTGAATGCTTCTATTTCATTAGCTCCACTATGAATATTTGTTACTTGTATAGTTTTGATTAAAGCTGTTCTGCCTGTAGGACAAGTATAAACAACTGTACTATTAGTAGTTGTTAAATCAAACATTGAGTTTTTATATAAATTTGCCATAATTATCTTGCCGTTGCTGGTACACCAGTTGATGTCACAAACGGATTTTCAGCGAAAGCCATGTAGATGTATGTAGCAGAGGCATTAGAATTTCCATCATTAGTTCTCCATTTAAAACCATTACTTAAAAAATCACAATCATTGTTTGCACCCTCTGTGCCACTGGAATTAGGATTTAACATAGCAGATATTTCATTGAAAGGATTTGCTCTTTTATTATCTATAATTCCCCAATTAGTTCCAGATGCACTTGATTTTTTGCAAATAACCATAGCTGGTTTAAATCCTGTATAGACAAACGTACCATTAGCATTTCCATTTCCGACATATTTGCCACCAACTTTTGAGTAGCCTTGTTTATCTGTAAAACAGTAGGCTATCATTGGAGAAGAAGATTGATTAACTGCATCATTTACACCTAAAGTAAAAACTGTTGAACTAGCATTTGTATTATTCCATACAGAGCTATTTGTTATTTCTGCTGTTGTTGTATCTAATACTATTGCTTTTGTACCACCAGACTTGTTTGTATAAACAAGCCAATTTTCAGCACCATTAGTTCTATTTTTAATAAAAATTATACCTGGAACAGCACCTAATCCATGAGCAACAGTTGCTCCAGCAGAACCATTTCCAGTATAAGAAATTATAGAAAATCCAGCATCAGTATTAACACTTCCAGCACTATCAATAGTTCCTATTCCAGTTCCACTTGCGTCATTAGTAAATGATGTTCCAGCTTTCCAACCCCAACCAACATAATTATGACCATCTCCATTAATTCTATCAATATCAGAGCCAAAGGTAAAACCATTACTGTCAAAACTAGATAAACCACTAGCACTTGTAGCTTCAGCATTAGTAGAATTACTTTCTAAATATTTTGTTGTTCCTCTGACACTATCTGCTAACCAATGTTCTTGTGATAAATCTGTAGATTTAAACCATAAAAAATCTGCTTGTAAATCGGAGTTTCCATCAAAAGTATATGCTTGAGAACCACCAGTTCCTACATATTTTTTTGCCTGAAAAAATGCTGTTGGATCGTCTATTGTTGTATAAGCCATTATAAATTTCCTTTAATTTCTTTGCATGAGTGTAACGAATGTAAAGCCATTATCCATACTCCGCTAGGTTTTTTGTGTTCAACGAAAAATAACCAGAAGGCACTGCATACTCAAAGTTTCCAAATCCATCTGCATCTTGGTTGCCAGATGAGATTGCAAAAGCTGGAGAGCCAAAGTTTGCTGAAACTGCACTACCAGTTCCATTAAGTCCACCAGCAAAAAACCATAATTTACTACTTGCTGTAAAAGCATATGCCGCACCAGTTTTTGATGCACCACTTTCTGGATTGCCACTATTTGAATATGTTCCATTTTTACCAAAATAAAAAGCACCATTATCTAAGTCGGCTGCTATTTGAATAATGTCATTATCTGTAAAAGTTGGGCCCCAACCAGCTGATCTTGTTTCATTTACAAATAAATCTCCATTAGGTTTTACAGTTACATTACCAACAGATATTGTAGCACCAGTTCCACCACTAGTTTTTACAGCACCTTCTTCATCTAAAAGTGCAATTTGAGAAAAATTACCATCTGCTACATCTATCATTTTAAATTCTGCATACCATTTACCAGAATTTACAGCCATTGTACTGAGGAGAGTTCCTTCTCCTCCAGATGTTCCTACAGCTTTAAGATTTCCTTCAGTAAATGTAACATTATTTCCACTATTTTGATTTGCAGAAGCTAAACTATTCCATGTTGCAAAATTATTTGTGCAAGTATCAGTAGATTGATCTATTGCTGCAAGGTTATTAACTGTAAAGTTATTAGAACCAGCAGCATCATTTCCTAAAGCTGAACTATCTTCAAAGTCTAAATAAAATCCATTTGTGCCAAAGGTTAAACCAGATACATCTATTGGTTTCCATATTCCACTATCTTCGTCAAATTCTCCGAATGATGTTGGTGCTAGTGCTGTGCCATCTATAAATACAGTTTCTGACATATAACCACCCCAATAACTTGCTTCTGCTCTACCTATAAAATGTGCATTATTATTATTAATTGCACCATCAAAATTACTACTTGGGTTAGTTCTTGCAGAAAATGAAGTTTCTTGAACCCCATTTATATAAATTCTTACTCTATCATCTGCTGTTCCATTTGTAGAATCAAATCTAATAACTATATGATACCATGCAGAGGTATCTCTGAACAATCTATTTGTTGCTAAACGATATTGATAACCACCAGAATATTCCTCTATATTAAAAGTATCATCATTATCAAAATATATATAAGCCTGTGAACTATTAGCAGAGAAAAGATAAGAGGTTGATGATGAACTAATATTACTTCTTTTAACCCACATAGAAAGTGTCCATTTTCTTCTATTAGTTGGTGTTGATAAAGTTCTGTTTAAATAATCACTACTTGGTTTATTAAACCTACATGAGTTAGCTACATCAAACCCACCACTTATTGCAGAATTTGCTGGAATAATAATAGGCATTAAATTTCCAATGTTGGAAGTTCAGCTAATGGTCTTGATTGAACACCATCACTATCAGTAGTGTAAGTGTATAAAGTTTCTAATGCTGGAGTGTTACTTGCATTTGTAATTGCAGTTTCCATACTAGCTTGTTTAGTTCTAACTGCATCTCTATGAGTAGTAATAGCACTTGGTATAGCAGTAGATTTTTCTGCGTTTCTAGTTATGTACCAATCAGTTCTAGCAAGTTCATTAGCTACTTGCTGTTTTAAAGTTTGTATTAAATTATATTTTAATCCTCTAGTTTTAATATCTCCAGGTGAAGTACCTTCTGGTGCATCTCCATCATCAATATTATCTTGCGACCATGTAGTGTCTGCATGAGCTTTAGCAAAAGCAGTTCCATAAGAAGCTGTTACAGTATCATTAGCAAAAGCAAAAGATTGATTAGTATTAATATACCATTGCTCATCTTTTTTATTACTGTCATCAAAGACTACTTCATAAATACCAATAGCTTCTTTTTCTGAAACAGACCATTTCATAAATATGTCTTTAGGATATTGTAAATCTCCTAGAGTAAAGCCTTTAGGATGGTTAAAGTATTTTGTGATTGTTCCGTCTGTTACTAATGCGTACATAATATTCCTATGATAATGTTAATGCTAAATTTCTACCAATCTCTAACCACTTTGCACCATTGTATCTAAAGGTAAATAAGTCGCCAAGATTAGCTGTTGCTGTTAATGTCGGTGCTGTGTCAAGAGCAAATTCGTATGCTGCGTTCCAAGTTATAGTTCTGCTACCAGTTCCATCTTGAATAATAAGTAATGATATAAATTGACCACTTACTGGATTAGCTGGTAATCCCATAGTTCTACTAGCACCAAGTGTTACTTTAGCTATTGGTTGAGTTGCTGCGTTCCATGTAATAGTTGAAGCATCTGTTAAAGCTACTTCTGCAATGTAGCCAGATACTAATCTAACTTGACCATTAGCATCTCCAGAAATCCAAGTTGTAGTTGTTGAGCCATCATTTCCAGCTATTTTTAATTGTCTTGAACCAGTTGCACTACCAGCATCAAGGCTTCCAATAATTACATTTCCAGCACCACTTGTGATATTATCTCCAGCACCTTTACCTATTCCAATATTATTAGCACCAGTAGTTACACCTTCTAAAGCACTTGCACCAAGTGCTACTCCACCACTTGAAGATTGATTTGCTGCACCTTGTAAAGCACTATTTCCTACAGCAACATTATCTGTTCCAGTTTTATTATAAAATAAAGATGAATTTCCAAAAGTTGTATTGCCACCAGCAGATGTTGTTAAATTTTGTGCTGCACTTAAACCAATTGCTACATTGTTTGAAGAGGTTGTTAATGCAGTAAGAGAGTTTTTACCAATAGCAACATTGTTATCTCCAGAGGTAATTGAATCTAAAGTTCCTATTCCAACTCCAACATTATTTTCAGCAGCATTTAAAGTTCCAGTTGTTGCATGACCAACTAATAAACTGTCTGTAAAATTAGTTCCACCAATTTTCCCAGCTATTAAATCTCCAGTAATATCTGGCAAAGTGTGAACTGCACTACTTCCTACTGAATGAGGTTGTGGTTTTATTTGTTGACCATGTGTATTACTTTCACAGTTAAATTGAAGTGTACCAGGATTAGTATTACCTCTAATAGTTACATGACCAGTACCTTTAGCTAATATATCTAAATCAACATTACTATCTCCACCAGTTGCTGATAATCTTGGAGCATTATTAGTTGCAGCATTTGCTACTGTAAATTCATTTACTGCTGAACTGGTAGCTGTTAATAAAGCTAATTCGTTTCCTCCAGTATCTAAAATAGAAGTACCAATTTTAGGAGCAGTTAAAGTTTTGTTTGTAAATGTTTGTGTTCCAGCAAGTGTAGCAACAGTATTATCTATTGAAATTGTTCCAGAAGATGTAATTGTACCACCATTGATTCCTGTACCAGTTGCTACTGAAGTTACTGTTCCAACATTTTGTGGAGTAATTGTAGTGTAAGTAATACTTGTTGATCCTAATGATCCATCACTATCTGTCGTACATAAAAATATTTTATTATCATTAACTGAACCTTGATTGACTACAACCATACCACCAGATAATTCTGCAATAGTATCATGTTCAGGATCTCTTGATGCTGCACCAGCACCAGAACCTACCGCAAGGTATAAACCATTTTCAGTAGCTGTACTTTGATTTTTAACTAAAACTCTATCTCCAGAAACTAAAGTTACACCATCAATAGCATCACCAGCTTCTAAAGCATTAGATAAATTAACATTTCCTGTTGTTGCACATTCTGCAATAACTCTAGTTCTTAAACCAGCAACTGCTGTATCAACATAAGATTTAGTTGCTGCATCTGAATTAGAAGATGGAGCTCCTAATCCTGTTACAGATCCACCAGATATTGAAACATTGTTAGCTGCTTGTGTTGCAACAGAACCTAGTCCTAAAGAAGTTCTAGCAGTAGCACCATTTTCAGCTACCCAAGTTGATCCATTACCAACAATTAAATTACCATCTGTTTTTGCTAAGTTACCAATAGCTACTAAATTTGCATTAGATGCACCTTTTGCATCTATTTGTGTTTGTATAGCAGATGTTACACCATCTAAATAACCTACCTCAGTTGCAGTAACAGCACTAACAGATACATCTCCATTACCATCAGATACTAAAGCTCTTGCAGTAGTAAGGTTTTCCATTTTAGAAAAGTTTATTGCTGCCGAAGAATTTATATCTGCATTAACTATTGAGTCATCTACAATTTTAGATGAATTAACTGAATTACCTGCAAGTTTAGCAAGAGTGATTTGTGAGTCTGCAATGTGTTGTGTGTCAATACTTGCATCTACATAGTGTTCTGAATTTATTGAGTCGTCAGCTATTTTAGTTCCATTAACTGAGTCTGATGCTAGTTTAGCAAGGGTAACATTTCCATCAGTAATTTTAATTGTTGTAATTGCATTTGATGCTAAGTCAGCAGCAACTATTGTACCATCAGCAATCTTAGCTGAAGTTACTGCATTATCTGCAATATTAGTTGTACCAATAATTTCTGTTGGAATAGATGTATTTGTTTTTGATAAAGCACCTACAAAAACATTAGTTATAGCTTCATTAGATAAATTTCCACTATCCCATGTTACATTGACAGTTGTGTTTGTTGAAAAAGATGATGAACTAATTGTTCCAAAAATTGTACCAGGAGTTGCTGCAATTAATTTTATTCTTCTTCCTGCATGATAAAAAGAAGTTACATTAGCACCTGCAATTGTAAATGCAGTACCACTTACATAAGCTGCTGTGTAAGCACCTGAACCATCTCCATACTCTACCCATTGACTATCGTTAAACCATTCTCTAGTATTCTTCATCAATGCTCTAATTGCATTGTTTAGATTAGAAGGTAACATTCCTTCAGCAGTAGAAATACCATTAAGATCAGTATTACTTGCTTGGGTTGTGGAATAATCTTTTATACCTG